GCGCTCAACATCGCGGTCACGAACGAATGGGTTAGCAACGAAACCGCAAGCGTGAAGATGGGCTTCGATTACGCGCTAGAGCAAAAGAAGATCCAGCGCGAGAAGGTCAAGAACCAAGCCGACATTGCCAGCGGGCTCACGCCACCGCCGCCGGAAATGATACCGCCTGAACAGAATAACCAAGTACCACAGAAGGCAGCGTAAGATACTATTTCTCCCTCAAATGTGCTATAATTGAGGGAGAAACGTAAACGTGTTTTCGAGGTGACGCGATGGACAAGATGCAAAAACTCCGCAATGAGTTAAAGGCGATTATTGAGAAATACGGATCGGAAAATGTAGATGTGCAATTAGAACGCATCGAACCACGACGTACTGAGATACGTGAACACCTTAAGATGATAAAGGAAATGACACATAAGCAACATGTCGCTGAGTATATTACATTTTCAACGATTGAACGGTTCTTAAAGTGTACAACGAGTTGGATTCTTAGTTATTATCGGGGGGACGGTGATAACTACATAATGACCTCTCTTAACGATAAATACCGTAACAAACAACCACGTTTTATTTTCAAGGGAAATGAACGTGCAAAGATTGATAACTATTTAAAAGAAAATGGGTGGATTGAGGACAACGAGTTTTTTCGAGGTGACTACAATTCAGGCTTCACAAACCCCGCAAGAAAACAATCCCTAGATGAACATGAAAAACGTCAACGAAAAGAGCGTTTAGAGTCTCAACAATCATCGTATGGGTTTGTGGACGTGAAACCAAACACAGTGATATTAAGCCACGAATTATACGATAAGCTAAAAAAATCAGGTTTCTTCGACGGGCATTCTATCCAATTCGAACTTGAATCCGACGCTTAATAGTTAATCCGCAATCACAACACGAACCCGACCTAATAAGTCGGGTTTTTATTTGGGGACGCTATGCCCTTCACTAAACGACAAATCGCGAACATTCTCAATAAGCGAGGGCAGGCGTTCGTCCCACGCGACCGCATGAATTACGCCGGTCGCATTTGCGAGTCATTTTTAAGAAAAAAATTATACAGGTGGGAAGACCGCGCAGCCCTCGCGCTCTACCGCTTGCTGAAAACTGCGAACGTAGACATTCGAGAGTACGCGCTCACGATAGCGGGACAGTTACGTGTTACCACGATAGGCAACGACGCCGACAGCATCGCGTTTCGCCGGATGCTGACTACGTACACGACGGCGCGGCTATCTGAGTTCGCACGGGACGCGGCAGCAGTCAGTTATCAGTACGCCTATACCGCGTATGCCGCGGGTTGGTACGGGCGGCTGTGGATGATCGATCAAGCAAGTCACCATGACAAGCGTGTGAAGCCGACGCGATTGGATCACACGAAAGCCGCGCAAGCTGTCCTCATGCCGGGGCTAACAGAAGCGATTGACACTAGCACTTACGCCTATGCAAGCAACGAGTGGCGCGACGTATACGCGAATGCGGTTGCGGGAAGTTTGCTCAAGGTCAAACGGGCGATTAATGCCACCGTTACAGAACCTTCTAGCGTGTTAGGCGTGACGCAGGACATATCCACCGCGTTAGGCGTGGATGTCGCCGCTAAACAGGCTTCCAAAGGCTTATATCACGCGGTTTCGCTGCCCACGCGCACGGCAGTCATGCGATCCGCGAACCATGCCAGCGCGGAAGTCTACGGTACGCATACGGACATGCTGTTGGGCGCGATGTGGGTAACAAGCCATGACGAGCGCGTGTGTCCGATTTGCAGCAGGCTAGACGGTCACATCTACGTCATTAACTCATTGGTCGGGATCGCGTTATTCGGCTTGCCGCCGGACGGCAGTCATTACGGGTGTCGCTGCACGATCATTCCGCTGATGCTGCCCGTTGAGAACCCGAACGCGCCGCCCGACGATGACATGGGCGATTGGTTGGATGAATGGGGCTTTCAGGATGAACTTGATTTCTTTATGCAAGATGATGAACTAGCGAGTACACAACTATGACCACACTCCTCATTGAGAGTTTAGACTTATCCGAGGCGCAGTTCGATAACGGCGCGCGCGTACTAAAGAACGTCGGCTTAATTAAGGCAGGCAAGAGTCTTAACCGCCGCTTCTACAGCGAAGATACGCTCAAGAAGTCGGTTAGCGTGTTCGAAGGTGCAAAAGCTTTTGACTCTCACGCTAAAGGCGAACGGCGCGTCGGTGAACTGACCGGCTGGTACGAAAACGTGCGCTTCGAGAACGGTGCGTTGCGTGCGGATCGCCGCTTTCTGGATACCAACGCAGGGCGTGATGTCATGGCAGTGGTCGAGGCGATTAAGGCAGGCGCACCGCGCAACCTCGCGGGCTTGTCGATTAATGCCGTTGGTACTGGCAAGGTGAGCAAACTTGACGGCGAAGATTACTTGCACGTTGAGAGCATCACAGCAGCCAACAGCGTTGACGACGTGGTGAACCCGGCCGCCGGTGGGTCGTACATCGAAAGCGCAAACGGTGACGAGTTGGCAAGTGCGATGTTGCAGGCGATGACGTTCGAGGAGTTCTTCGAGTCACGACCCGACTACATCAAGCGCATACAAAACGAGATGAAAACCGTTCGACAGGACGACGCTATCAAGGCGGCGAAAGCTGATGCTGATAAGCACCTGTCGGCGTTAACAGAAGCACAATCGACTATCGAAACCTTACAGGCTACTCACGAAGCGGCTGTCACGGAACTCACGACAGCACGGCGTGAACTGGCTATCGAGAAGGCGTTACGGGCAGCGGGCTTGCCTGCGCTCTACGAGAACGATGTGCGTAAGCGGTTGACCGGACTGCCGGAAACCGAATGGTTAGAGGTGATTAACACCGAAAAGAAAAAAGCCAAGCGCACCGGAGCCGCCGCGCTTCCCGTCGTCACGGGGGCAGGGCAGCAGGTGGCACAACCGATCACGGTTATGGCTTCGCGTGATCCGAAAACGGCGTTTCGTGAAGCGTTGGCACGCGTGCAGTCACCAGAGGAACTTCAACATCTACTTGGACAATAGGAGAAAATAACATGACTGTAACCGCATCAAATGCGACTACAAACGTCCCTTTTGCATCTGACGATACCTATGTATTCGGAAACCCGAATGCAACCACCAATATCATCAATCCCGGTGATTATGTGGCGTGGTCAGGCAGCGGCATTATGGCAACCGAAGACGCGAACGCTTGGTACAAGGTTTCGGGCGCGGGTATCGCGCTGGATCGTAACCCTGCCATCGACCGCGCAGGTCGCACCGTTGTCAACTCGGCGCTGATTATCCAGACACGCGGGTTATTCCTCGTTTCCGCTTCGTTCAGCGGTCGTCCTTTGCTTGGTGTCCACGCTTACCCGGTCACAACCGGCTCCGGCGTGAACGTGGCAACCGGCGTCACGGGCGTAGCTGCGACATGGAATACTGCTGCGCCGATCCAGATTAGCGCGAATCCAACCGGCGGCACGCCTTCCGGTGTGGCGCAGGTTATCGCGTCGTATCCGTCTAGCGGTTTGGCTGGCACGGGTCAACTACTCATCCGCCTTATGCCACCCGGCCCATCATTCTACTAGGAGATACACACCATGCAACTCGAAAATCGCGAAATCAAGACGACTACCGTTTTCAAGGTGTTGGATGCTCAGTCGGGGCGCATTGAGGAAGTTAAGCAGGATAAACCCCAACGCTTGACCGAAGACATGCTGCCATTTCCCCGTGACGGTCGCGGGCGGATCACCGTTGACCCCGAAAAAGTTGACCTGACCGAAGCCGAACTTTCAACCTACAACTTCCCTGACGCGCTGCGTTCGGGCTTGCAGGTTGACTTGTTCACCAGCTACAACGAAACCCCGACCACTTACCAGACATGGTGTCGGATGGTCAACAGCGACAAACAGCAGGAAGAATACCTGTTTGACAGCGCTATTGGCTTGCCGCCGGTGGTGTTGGAAGGCCAACCGTATCAGGAAGTCGGGACGGATTTCGACAGCGGCTTGATTATCAAGAATTACAAGCGCGGTATGATTATCCCCGTCACCGAAGAAATGCAACGGTTTGACCAAGTGAACAAGGTTCGTGAAATCCCCGACCTGTTGGGACGTGCTATGCGTCGTGGTGAAGAGCAAGACGCGATGAACGTCATCACCACAACCGGCAACTATACCCGCAACAGCACCACCGGCGACAACGACGAAGGCGCAAATCAGGCCGCCGTCACGTTCTCGGCCACCGGTTTGATTACCGGTTTCAATACGCTGCGTACCATGAAGGACAAGCGTACTGGTGTCTACCTGAACGTCAACCCGAACACGTTGATCGTCGGCCCCAAACTATGGTGGGCAGCTAATCAGTTGATTAACGGTTCAGTAGGCGTTCGTCAAGGTGGCAACACCACCAACGAAGTCTACGGGACAAGCAACATCAACTCCTTCTTTAATTCGGTGCAAACGATCATCGTGAGCCCTGAATTTAGCTCATCCTACGGTTGGGCATTGATGGAAGCCGGACGCGCGGTGACTTTCCAACGCGTCGAAGGAATGACACTGTTGTTTGCCGGTAAGGATGCAAGCTCTGATCCTTACATGATGCGTGACGTTCTCAAGTACCGCGTGCGTAACTGGTACGGCGTGGGCATGAGGGACGATCGCTATGGGTTCTTGTCAACCAGCACTACCGCTCCCGTAGTCGCTTAGTTTTAGCAGTAAGGGACGGGTCACACCGTCCCTCTCAAGAGAGGTAAACGATGGATAACAAAACTGCACTTGAACGAACAATCGCGCTGTGCGAGCAAGCGGTGAACGAAAAGAACGCAGGCAACCCGGCGCTGCTTAAGCGTATTGGTAGCAACAGTGGACTACAGACGTTCTTCGCGAACGCCTTTAGTATCCACAGCGTACAGTACAGCCAATTTGACCGCCAGTTTCCGACACAATGGAAAGAAATAGTCGGTTTCTGGGAAGCCGTAGACATAGAAGAGTCAGCAGCGCAAGCCGCAACCGAGAAGGTGGACAGCATCGAAGCGCGCTTAGGCAAGCTCGAAACCCTGCTGACTTCGTTCATCGAAAGCCAGAAACCTGCGCCCGTCGCTGACGAGAAGCCTGCTAAGAAAGCGGCTAAAAAAGCGGCTAAGGTTGAGGAAGACGTAACCGAAGAAACCACAGAGGCAGACGCCGAAAGCGAGGCGTAATTATGAGCGTTGGTGTATACACTAACCCCGGCGGCGTACTGCTGTCGGGAACGACTGCCAGTGGTGCGGGTGCATCACTTGACTTGCGTGCAACACGCAACTATGGTTATTTGTTCTACGCAACCTATTCACCGTCGGCTATCCTGAAACTCGAAGCCAGTCACGATAACACTGGTTGGCTTCCTGTAATGACTGTGACCGGCACACCGACATCGGGAACGGCGCAAATCAGCGCGTTTTACCCGTATGTGCGCGGTGTATTCGTAACTGGCTACTCGACAACTGGCAGCGCGAACATGTTCTATCAACCGGGGCTTGATACCTAAATGGCACTCACTGATCTGCAAAAGATACGCACTAAAATCCAAGATGTCCCGATTGCCGTGAACGCAACGTTATACGGTGACGGAACTGCGAACACGTTCCTATTGCAGCATCAAAACGTCTTTAACGCCGGGGCGTATGTTCCCGGCGCTGGCGCGACGTCGTGGAGCGCAACCGGCGCGGCATTCGATCCTAGCGGCGTTGTAATCTTCGCAGGCGTGATTAGCGCGAACTCCGCTTTCAACGTGCGCTATCAACATACAACGTATTCAGACGATGAAATCCAGAACTTCCTTGACGCAGGCGGCACAATACTCGGCGCGTCTTTAGAGGCGATTGAGTCATTGATGTTTGACGCAATCAAGCGAGCGCGATGGATGGCATCAGACGGCACACAATACGATGATACCAGCGCACAAAGCCACCTCGCCAAGATGCACGAGATTTTAAGCGCACAGGTGGAAGCGGAAAGCGCGACGGCAGGCGGTTTCGGTAGTTGGTCGCTTAATCAGGCGGATATGTAATTATGCCCTACCGTAATCCACAAATCCCACGTCTTGCAGAGCAAACCGAACAAGTGATGAAATACGCCGGTTTCACGGCAACATGGCGACAGTATATCAGCGCGTCCGCTGGCGTCTCGGTAGCCGGTTTCGGCAGCGCGATCAGCTACCGCGAACAAACGATTACGGCGGTTCTCGGTTCGCTCATGGGTAACGTGGTGACACCGAATATCCAACGGCAAACGACGATGGGGCAGGTGGAAGCGGGAACGCTGCGTATCCTGACCAAGCAGTCGTTATCCGACAAGGATGAATTCATTTGGCGGAATATTCGATATAGAGTTGATGCCAATAGCCAACCAAGTCAGATTAACGGGTATTTCATGAGTATGCTTACAAGAGGCGATAATTGACTAAAATCCTCGTAGTATCCGACGACGGCGTGAGCAGTGGCTATGGACGCATCAGCGCCGAACTTAACCGCAACCTTGTACAGCGCGGTTACAGCGTCATGGCGGCGTCGCTGTCCTATGATGGCTTGCTACCGGCAATGTATGACGGTGAACCGCTGCCTTATCACGTCGCCACCTTACAAGGGAAACCGAACTGGCCTGATTTGGTTGTGGATATCGCGGGCGCATACCAACCGGACGTTATAGCTGTGATCCAAGACGCACCGTATTCGGGCATCGTCCGCAACGCGCCGTTAGACTGGTCACGCGTGGCCTTCGTGATGCTGTCACCGGTTGACGGTTCGCCTATTCATCCATCATGGGTTGAAACCGCTAAGCAAGCCGACGCCGTGCTGACGATTTCTGAGTTTGGTGTCAATGCGTGGGCGGAGGCGGGCGTGCAGGCGGGATTGGCGCGACCGGGGATTAACCCGAATAAGTTCTACAAGATACCAGTAGAAGCGCGTGCATCGATCCGTAAAGCGTTGGGGATTGCAGACGATGCGTTCGTTCTCGGCATGATGGCACAAAATCAGGGGCGCAAGGATGTTCCCGGCACTATGAAGGCGTTCTTTGATTTTGCAAAAGACAAGCCTACCGCACGTCTATTGTTAGACATGGACGAAACAAGTCCGGCGGGGTGGGATTTAATCTCTTTATGTGATGAATACAAATGGGACAAGAGTAAACTCATCTTTCGTAGTGATTGCATTAAGCGCGGTGTGACCGAACTGCGTGACCGTTACAACGTTCTTGACGCGCACGCCGTTCTCGCGTTTCGCGAGGGCTTCGGTTTGCCGATACTTGAGGCGATGGCTTGCGGTGTTGTAAGCATTGCTCAGGATTGGTGTGCGGGAACCGAGGTACTAAAAGACGGTCGCGGTATCCTGATACCAAGCATTGACTACTTCATGCCGTCCACGTGGGGCGGTGCGCTCGATAAGCTGCCTGACCTAAAAGTGATGACAGAACGATTACAATGGCTGTACGACAACGCCGAAGAACGCGCGGCGATGGCAAAACGCGGCATGGAGTGGGCGCGGCGTGAAACGTGGGCGGTCGCAGTCGATAACGCGGTGGCGGCTATCGAGAAAGCGGTGGCGAAAAAGAAGTCTACGGGATTCCAATTGCCTGCACAAAATGCTATAATATCAGTAGCGAATAAGCCGCCGGTTTCGGTTGACGGTGTAAGCGAGCAGGTGGCACTATTGGAGGCAAGTTAGATGAGCGAAAACGTTTTTACGATTGAGCAAATCAAACAGCTAATTCTACAAAACACAGGCATAATGCCCACGTTTATAGAAAGTATGCCGCCTGAACATTTTCAAGGAATTCAGACGCGCATTAATGCGTATGCTGATCGGGGTAACGATTACGGAACTTCGTTTTTAAAGGCGTGGTATGACTACGTTAAGACCTTAAAAGGAGAATACAATGCCACGTAAACCCGCATCCGAAACCGAAAACAGCGAACCTGTAGGCATCGAAGAATCAATAAAACCTGCTGTTATTGACGGTCAGGTTATTTATTCCGATCAATTCGCGGCGCTATTGAACAGTGGAATTATTCACATGTCTACAGAGGACATGAGTATCACATGGCGCGCCGGACACCTCGAACACATCGCGAACCTGTACGCGGGCGATCCGGTGACAACCGAACGCAATTACGCGGACGACCTCGCGGTGGCGCGGGCGTACAGCGCGGAGACGTGGGCGGCTCTACTTGAAGCGTCGAAATAAACGGTACACGGACGCAAGCAAGTTCCTCGACCTGCTTGCGCTGCCGGTGGAAGCGGTGATCACGTGGTTACGGCGTAAGCGAAAGGGTAAGCGGTGAACGAACGTGAATACTTCGGGCAGTTTAGTAGCTACAATTCAAATGATGACTCATGGTGGGATACTTGGGCGATAGTTTATGACGGGTTTATTCATCGTGAATTCAGGTCTGAAGACGAAGCAAACCAAGAATTAACTAGGCTATCAATGGAGTGTCCCGAATATCAGTGTCGAATAGTAAAAACTGAAAACGCTGGTTATGGCGATATGAGGTTTAAAGCACTTAGCTATCCGTTTTATCCAATTGGCGGGTTTGAAGCGTTATGACACCGCTTATCTCGGTTCTTATTCCTGCGTATAATCATTTCACCGAAGTCATGGCGTGCTTAACCTCGTTGCAAATGTACGCGAGTAAGCAAATCGACATCACGTTTCTGATACAAGACGACGCGTCACCGGAAGTCTACCTGCCCGCTGTCGTGCCGCCGTGTTCGGCAAGCGTGAAACGCAACCCTGAAAACCTCGGTTTCGTCGGCAACGTGAACGCCGGAGCCGCCCGCGCGGACGGTGACATTTTATTCATTGTCAACCAAGACGTGTTGGCAGTAGGGCAGGACGCGGACGGCGGCACGTTATCCCAAGATTGGGATATACACCTTGTGAACGCGTTCGCTGATCTTTCGGTCGGCGTAGTTGGCGCGAAACTATTGTTTCCTGACGGCAGGATACAAAACGCGGGCGGGTTTTTCGACGGTCGGCTACAGCCTTTTCACCGCGGACTCGGTTACAGCAACCACCGGTACGCCGAAGTCAACACGCCGGAGGAAGTGAGTTGGTCTACAGGAGCAGCGATGGGGATACGTCGTGACCTGTTCACGGCGTTAGGCGGCTTCGATCCTGTCTACGCGCCGTCTTATTTTGAGGACACCGATTTCTGCCTACGTGCGCGGGAAGCGGGTTTCAAGGTGTGGTATGAGCCGAAGTGCGTGTTTATTCACACCGTAGGCACGACGGGCGGTTCGCCGTTCTTCCATCGCAGCGCGGCAACGTTTCGCCAGCGTTGGGTTGACAGCAAGCGGATTACAGCCGACGTGAGCGCGGTTAAGGAACGTTTTTGGTAGTCGTTTGTGGTAAAATAGAGTTATCGAAGGAAGCCGTTCGCGGTGATAGCACACCCAACGGCTGTAAGTCTTATAGGAGACTCACCATGAGCGAGATTATACCGCAAAAGTACCTCGTTTTCGCGGGAAGCACGGACGACGAAAACCCAAAATTAGGATTAGATGATTTAATAGGCGAAATGCCCATTGAAGAGGCCTACCAAGCCATTAAACGCCATTTATCAGAACACAAATACGATAATACTGGCGAGGTTGCTATTATAAAAAATGGTAACGTCCTTGACAAAGGAGAATATCGCAGAGAGATAACCTATTCCGAATTAGGTAAATCTTTGCGCGGTGGATTTTTCTTTGAAGACCGTTTTATGCTATTTGAGAACGAAACAATTCACTACTCTCTCCCGTATGCCGAAATCGAAACCGTTATCAGGAACGCCCTTGAAGGCGAAGGTGGCGTTTTTGTGAATGTCGATTTTAGCGGTTGGCGTATGAGTATTGAAAGCACTTTCGATAATGAAGCAATGTACTCATCTTTAGAATTTGACAATTTAACAAGCACAGCCGAAAAGCTAAAATCAGCAATTCAAAACGCTGTGATAAATAGTTACGCATCACGGCGGGCGTGGGTGGCAAAAGGTTCCCCAACTTTTAAAGCAACGGGCGTGTGGTAATCATGCGTATATTAATCCTTGCTGTTCACTACGAAGTCACGGGCGCGCGATATATTGCAGGCGCGTTCGCGCGGTTGGGGCATGATGTTATCCACAGCGGCCCTAAAGCGTCGCTAAAGGATGCGTGGGGCGTGGATATTGGGACGGGTCACGAGTGGGAGCCGAATATCTTACCTGAGATAACATTAAGCGGTGTCCCTGTAATCGATTGGAAACCTGATCTCATTGTCATCGCAGACACATTGACGCCGGATTACGCTATACCGAAAGCATTCCGTGACGTTCCTGCTGTGATATGGTCGAACGATAACCATGTTAGAAATTCACGCCAAATGAACAGTGAAGGATTAATTAAGCACTACTTCCTCGCTCACGCGCACGGGCCAGCGCAACCGGTAATGCAGTCTGACGAAACGTGGTTGCCCTGCGCGTTCGATCCGACCGTGTTCACGCCGTCCGCAATCCCGTGGGCAGAACGCTCATGGGACGTTGCGATCCTCGGTGTCATGTATCCACGCCGCCGTGCTATCGTTAATAAGATGCTGGCGGCAGGCTTGAGAGTCTACGCGGAAACCGGACTCGTGTACGAGGAGTATGCGAAGATTTACCAGAACGCGCGGATTAGCCTATGCGTATCCGCTGCCGGTGACGTTGCTCAGCGCGTTTTCGAGACAGCAGCGATGGGTTGCACGATATTAACCGACCCGCTGCTTGATCTCTCAGACGACGCGAACGGGCAATCGGAAACCAACCGCAAGCTAGGGTTATCCGGGTTCTTTGTCTACCATAACGACGATGAAGCCGTGAGCATCGCCCGCGATCTCGTGACGACTGAAAGCGCGATGGCGCAGTTTGGCGCGCTAACGTTGCAGAAAACGGTTAGAGAGCGGCACACGTGGGATCATCGGGCGCAAGTGGTTGTCGATTGGTATAACAATTATCGCGTGTAATATGGTATAATTAATGGATTAAAAGGGTGTCCCCGCGCTGTTTCAGCAGCCGAGGACGTGAGTACATTAGGGATTAGCTAATGACTGAGTTCAGTATAACATTACCTAAGCGTTGCACCAAGTGCGGCAATTACTATCCACCGACTAGCAATTTCTATCACAAGAATAAAGCAACAAAAGACGGTTTAAGATATGAGTGTAAGACATGCCATAAAAAAGATGGGCAGCGCTATTTCCAAGAGAATAAGGACAAGTGCTATTCATCTCAGCAAGCATGGGAAGATAGAAATAAAGAGTACTTAACCAAGTGGTATGCTGATTATTATCAGGCGCATAAGGATAAGTATTATGAACGCGGGAAGAAATGGAATGAAGAACACCGCGATAAGTGCCGCGAATACGATAAACGTTATCGCGATAAATATCCCGAGAAAGTTAGAGTTAAATTCAATCGTAGGCGTAATGCGATTGGGGGGCATACACCACAGGATGTAACACAACACCTAGTTACTCAGAAGTATAAATGCTGGTGGTGTGGGCGAAGAATAACCGGTAAAAATTATCATGTGGATCATCGAATACCGCTATCGAGAGGTGGGACTGATTACGCAAATAATATAGTAATTAGTTGCCCACATTGTAATATGAGCCGCGCTGATAGACTACCACACGAGTGGAATGGAAGGTTACTGTAATGACTGAAACTTTTGCATATTGGCATGGTAATAAGGCGGTAAATAAAGAATTGTCCATTAACCAAGAAATTACCGCGAGTCCCAAAGCTTTTCTAAACCTCGGTTGCGGTACAACGCACTTTCCATCAGCGAAACCCGCCGGTCACGACATGATACCCGATGACATCTACAGTTACCCGCTATGGGTCAACGTAGACAAAGTGAACGGCGTCGGAGCGGACAAGGTTTTCGACCTGTTTACGTATCCCTGGCCTCTTGAAGATAATAGTTTCGACGGCGCGATATGCGCTCATATTCTTGAGCATATCCCGCACGAGATTAAGATTGACACGGGTAATATTAAAATGGGAACGGCGCTATCTGATAGCGATCCGGTAGACAAGACTGTAAACATGTCATTTGATCCCAGTGATGTTTACAAACAAATTAGCCATATTAAGGTATTACAAACCCTTCAAGATGGCTGGTACGCTTTCATGAGCGAACTGTACCGCGTATTGACACCGGGCGCACTCGTTCACATCGTCAGTCCGTACGGGTTCTCGGACGGCGGGATTACTGACCCGTCGCATACGCGATACCTGACGATGAACACGTTCACGCATAGCATGACACCGGAAGTTAGCGACGGGGCAACCTTTAAATATAATAACGGTGGGATTAACTTCGTTATTGACGGCAATCCGCAATATCGGATTACACCCTACGGCAAGCTGCTACAGGAACGTACAGGGTTTACTTACGACCTGTTAATGGGGACAAATCTCAACGTATGCTACGACTTCTATCTGACGTTGAAGGCGGTTAAGTAATGCCTGTCATCGCCGAAATTACCGGACTCGCGGAAGTGCAAGCGTGGGCGCAAGACCTCGCGGGTGCGTTTACACGGGCGGCGGCAAGCGAGGTGTTAGCTGAAAGCGAAGCCCTCGTTGAAGACGTGGCAGGACAAATGCCTGTCGATACCGGTTGGGCGCAGTCCCGATGGGGTGAAGTCGCGGTTGCTGGCGGTGTGTGGGAAGTCAGCGACAATGGACTATCCATTGAACAGGGTAGTTATCTTGACGCAATTGGGATGTACGAATACATTACCCGCTTGAACGAGGGCAGCAGCCAACAGGCTCCTGCCGGTTTCATTGACGCTGCCGCCGAGAAAGCGGGCGACAAGCTGGAAGCGCGGTTAAACGAAATTGCGGATATGGTGGAGTAAAAATGGAAACAATAAACCCGAACCAGGTGATGTATTGGGATTATTCATGGACTCCTATAAATTGGTCGTTTGTTGGCACTTGGCAAGAGATGCTAGCAAAGCTAAACAATAACAGCATGAAATACTGTACTATACGGTGCAGAGAAGCTGTTGATGGTAAGCGTCGAAAGATACGTGTGCTTGGAAAGCCCTTCGACGAGTATCAACAATTAGAGATGACAGACATTGTTGAGTTTGTGGAATAAAAATGTACGCTCTTATAGCCACCTACACGATTATGGGCGCAAGCGTCCAATGGGATGAATTCGCAGGTGTATTTGTGTCAATTGATATTGCACAATCAAAATTTACCCCATCTGACTATTCGTGGATGCGGGACATGCACGGCACATGGTTCACTGAGGACTTGGCCGCCGGTTGCGGCATACGTAGATCGTACCGATTACTAGAAGTCACCTTAAACGAAGTGGTCGGGGAAATTGGCGACCCTAAGTTAAGCGGGCTTAAATGACAACCTTACACGCTACCACACATTTTAACGTTGAAGCATCGATTAACGCTGCCCTGCAAACCGCGCTCAACGCGATCAGCGTTCCCGCATTCATGACGACGCCTGCGGTCGTGTTCAATTGGCCTGAAATCGCAGAGAGTACGCCGTGTTTCAGCATCGCCCACTTCACCGACAACCAAAGCGACGCCTATCAAGGACGTAACGACGCCGCTGGCGTGACAACCGTGCGCGATAGCGGGATGCTCGAAATCAGCGCGTGGGTCAGCCGCGATCAGAAGTACAATGGGCTTGACGTGTGGCAAGCGCGATTGTCATTTATGGCGGGTATGATCTCAAAAGCGGTCAACTCGCAGCCGGTGATCCTGATCCGCGATTACGTGACGTCGCAAACGTCGCCCGCGCTGACGGGGTACAAGGTGAATATGCAAGCGTGTGAGTTTGTCGAGGTGGCAAAAGACCCTAACCCCGCTATTCAGCGCAGACGTGCTTTAGTGCGCTATTGGTGGGATATAAGAGCATAGGTAATTCACCGCGTTAAGCGGATTACACAACTATCGGTAAAGGTAAACACTCGCATAAGCGGGTGTTTTTGTTTGAGGAGAAAAGACCATGCCAGAAGTAAGAACTTTAGCGGAAGGTACTCTGCGCGGTGTGCAGGCGTCCGGCTCCGGTACAACGTGGGCAACCGCAGCCTCACCAGCGAGTGCGTTGTATCCGTTCGTGCAGGACGGGTTCAGCTTCACCAGCGCACAAACGGTTGTGCAAATTATGGAGCGTGGTGTTCCACATCATAACAAGGTTGTCGAAAAAGCAGGCATCAAGGTTACATTTAGTAATCTTGTTTCCTATCAGACTGGACAGCAAACGCCGTTAGTTATTCTAACAGCAAGTGGCACGACCGTTCCCATGCAGCATCTTGAATACAAGAGTCTTGCAGGCGAAGTCGGCAACGGCACGACCGCTATGTATTATCAATTTGTGGGTGTTGTACCCGAAAGTTTCAAGTTTACAGAAGCCGTCAAGGGTAACAAGATGGACTTCTCGTTTATGTGTCTTGCTATGACGGGTCCGACAGGCAGCGGGTTCTTATCGTAATAAGGGAATATCATGCCTGAAGCATTCGGTTTCCCCGAAGGTAATGTATACATTTATACGGGCAACGCAACGCCTTCCACATCGGCAGTCATCGCCCACGCACGTGATACACGGATTGCGCCGACTCGCGGGTGGGATAACCGCGCTCAAGCAGGTGGTACGTATAACAACCACATAACAGGGCAGCGCTGCGACGTGAGCATTGCTGCCGTGTATACAGTCGATAGCACGCTGGTTAAAATGAGCGAAAGCGCGACCGCGATACATATGAAGTTTCTACATGTCAACGCAATTGGCAGTGGCGGTTACTTTCTCTATAGTGGGCGGATTGCATCGGTGCAATATGTTGGTAACGAAAAGCAACCGTATATCTATACGATAAATGCGTTTTTTAACGCTTGGAGTGCTTTCTAATGGCTGATGTACCGATTACACCTATCATTGTTCCAAAACCGCTAGAAACGCCTCCACAAGCGATTTTAGCGGACTTGGAACACGCGACAATCACGTTAATTATCACACTCATGGATGACAGCGAAGTAACACTTCCCATGAAGATGTTGCCACAATATCGCATGATGGAAATCACCACTAACATCCCTGATCCATCGCCACCGATTAAGGATTACAAACTGCCGGGTGGTGATCCGATATATGATTTCAACGACAAAACATATATCGCAGACCGCGAACGGGCAACCTTTAACCGGAATTCTGCAATCATCGCGGAGTCATTATTGATCGACATTCCCGGCGAAACCGTTGACGCGAAAGCCGCATATGTGCGCGAGAAATTTGACACGTTGGTATTGGAACAAATCGTCTTAGCATTACAAATGCAACGACAGAAAGCGAAGGCGCGGATTGTTGCCCGCGCTGCCACGTTTCCGCGATGAGGAATTCGACATTTTGCGGATATGTGAGCGTAATGGATGGACGTATGCACAATGGAATGCGCTACCAGAGAAAGAACGTATTGACCGATTAGCCTATCAACACATCCGTGATGAAGCACTCGACAAGTTAACAGAACAATTCAATAAACGGATTGAAAACAATCTAACGGTCGATATTGGCGCATATGCTGAAGTCATGTTACAACGGATTGCATAGTTTACCAAAAGGGGGCAACCGTGAAACTCGTTTTCGATGTGGTTGGGGCGCTGGCGTTGGTTGGCGGGATAATCTTATTCGTTGTTGCACTGTTGGGTGGTAATGTTCTGCAAGGCACTTTTTACGGCGTCCTTGCAATAGCCGCGTTCGTGTTTTCGGGCATTCTATTTTTGGCAACGAAGGGCAGTAGCGACTAACTCGCATCCTAATCAATCATTAAAAAGACACCCTATGGGGTGTTTTTTATTGGAGTAAACATCGTGAGCCGTGATATAACCATAGTGCTTCGGGCTACTGATGAGTATTCATCCACGCTGCAAAAATTTAATACCGAAGTTGGTAAGATTAGCGGTTCAACGAACGAACTCACGGGTACGAGTTCTCGCGCGGGCGGTGCGCTCGATAGCGTCGCCGCTGGCATCACGGGTGCGGTTGTCGCGTATGCAGGATGGAAGGGTATCCAGCTTGTTGGCGACATGATTGACTTGGGGCAGCAGGCGTCTATTACTAGTCAAACGTTTGACGCGCTTACATCGAAGATCGGCGGGGCAGGTGTCAATATGTCGGCGCTAAAAACAGCAACCGGAGGAACTGTTGATAATATAACGCTGCTTACGGGGGCGAACAAACTGTTACAAATGGGACTTGCCACCAATACCGACGAATTAGCCAAATTATCAGGCATGGCAATAAAGCTAGGCTCAAGCATGGGCATGGATGCAACGAAGGCCATGTCTGACTTTTCGCTCATGCTGGCGAATAATAGCATCATGCGCCTCGACCAATTCGGTATATCGTCAGGGCGTGTCCGTAGTCGAATGGAAGATTTAAGACAGACGATGGAAGGTATCGACAAGAGCGAGGCGTTTAAGTTAGCTGTTCTCGAAGAGGGAACCGCCGCACTAGAACGCTTAGGAGATGCGGCAACCGCCGCCGAAACGCCTATCAATCGGCTAAAAACAAACGTACAAAATTTAGGACAGTCATTTAGCGAAGATTTCAGCGTAGGCGCTAACAG